TGGAGGTGTTTCCCAGTCACGATCCGAATCAGCATCAGCAGAGGCTGCTTCAGGCTCACTAGGAGCACCCTCAAGAGCTTTCTGTAGCTCACTGCCCTGATATTCTAGGTTGTCCTTAATTTTGTCCTGTAGCCAATCTGGTAGGCTGTTAAACACCTCCAAGTCAGGCTCGTCTAAGACAAACACTTTAGGCTCCTTCTTAAGAGGCTCTGCCTTAGCCTGATCTTTAGGACGCATAGGGCTTAATGCCTGTATGTTGTTATAAATCTTATCAGCGTTCTTCCCCTTGCCAGCATTCTGTACAATGGAAGCATTAGCAGCTACACCAGCCAAGGCTGTAAAGTCTCCCTCACTATCCTCATTTGGGTCTAGTGCATAATAGCGTTGTGTGGACTTAGCTCTCTCAGCCATTAGGCTACGTAGTGGCAGAGTTTCAGACAACCAACGTGGCTTCTCTGTGTCCTCATTACCATCCTCATCTACACAAAACTCATCTAGCAGCTCATATGTCAGCATCATCTCATGAGCAGGAGGCTTCTCCTTTCCTTGATAGGGACGCTGGGGCTGTAAGCCTAGGTCAATGATTTGTGCTACACGAATGGGGTAGGTGCCTGGCTCAATAGCTTCTTGAGCTGGGCCTTTGTTACCACCTGAGTGTGCTACTTTCTTTGCGTTTAAAGACATATATTGTTTCCTTCTCTTAGTTACTTTTAGTTTGTTTGTTGTTCGCTTCATTACTTAGTGACATCCCAACCCTTCCTAATCCACTCAAGGATGGTTGCCCTCTTTCTTCCTGTAGCCAAGGCCACTTCGCTGGGAGAGTATCCGTTTCGTAGCATCTCACACCCCTCTGAGATGATGTCTGCGTACCTCTCAGCATTATCCTTGCTCCTATGCTCTGTTGCTGGCAGACACTCTAAGTGCTCTACATTACAGCACCTCCTATTCTTACACAAGTGGTTTATTTCATGCCCCTCTGGGACAGGCCCAACAAGCAACTCCCAAAACCACCTATGCCTCATAACCAGTAAGCCTCCCTCTGGTCTTGGCTTGTCGCAGATCCTTACATACCCATCTCCATTCTCGTGCCCGAAGCCTGGGTCTAGGCAGTTAGTGTATTTGAGCATAGTTCTTTCCTGTTTGTATGTCAATGTCTAGCTCCCTGTTCAATTTCAAGTCCCTGTTAGTCTTCTCTATAGTTGTCCTCAAGAACTTACTCGCCCTCTCAATGTTCTCCTCTCTTATCAACACCACTACTTCATCGTGGAAAGTGGCTATCACAGGCATCTTTCCCTCCCTGATATACTTCACCCACGTATCAAAGCACCATACACCAGTGCCTTGGTTGAGCGTACTAAACCTGTCCTTCTCTGCTCTCAAGCTATACCATAGCCTACTAACTGGATTGTAAAGCCATTTCTGCCTCCTACATGTCTTCACTGTTTGTTCTGCTGCAACTGCGTCAATGGCCCAGTTACGTTGTCTATATATATTGGTTAATTTAGTGGCAGCAGGCATCCCCATGCCAGTCTGACGATTGAGCCCCTCCGCCCCTTGACCATATGTACCACCATAGTTTACAGGCTTAGCTGCCTTACGCTGTGCAGTGATGTGTTTCCTGTCCTCCTCATCCAAGAAACTATCATCTCTGTAACGTTGTCCCTGCTCATGTGTCAAGTAACCAGCAAGCTCTGCAATATCTATGTGAGGACAATAGCCCTTAGCCATCATAGTCTTAACATACTCAGGGTCGTGAGGCCAGAAGTAGTGCTGTTTGGTTATGTCCTCTAATGCAGACATATCAGAGCCCACTAGCACATAGCCCTCTGGACATATTAAGCAGCCACGTATGTCCTTACCATAAGGCTTATCAATGCCTGGCAGATTAACACATACTTTGTGCTTCCATCTAAGTGTATTAGTAAGCCCTTGCACTTGTGCTTGTACATAGCCCTCCTCATCTACAGCTGATAGAAAACCCTTAAGTATAGAGATACGATGGGAAATAACACTGAGTCCATCCAGAAGTTCCAAGGAGGGCTCCTTGCTATATAGGCGCTTAATGCTAGGACATATTCCTGCACCATGCGGCATGTTAATTTGTTCAATCTTTCTAACATCACCTGTCTCCTTATTACGGTCGTATTTGAATGTTTCTGGTTCCCAACCTAAGTCATATAGCCAAGCCTTTAGCTGTACACTAGAGTTGGGGTTGGGCTCTTTATAGTCCTTTACATATCCCACACTTTCATTGTGTGTTTCTGGCAAATTATTTTCTAGCAAAAATTGTTGCCATTGCATCCCTAAACTACTGAGACTCCCGTCCTTCTTATACATCTTCTTAGGAGGGCTCTTAGAGGCTCTCACAGCAACTTTAGGCATAGCCTGTAGTAAGCCCCTCACTTTCTCTTCTTTGTCCTTAGAGAGCTTCTCAAGGACGTTCTCACAACGCTCTACATCAAGCTTCCACCTGTGCCTCTCTTGCTCCCTAGCACAGTCCATTTTAAAGGACAAGTAGTCGATGAGTCGCCAAGCTTCCTCTTCACTGCCATATAAGAGCAGCAGATGCTTCCAAAACCTCTGCCATAGCAAAGTATTTATCTTAACATCTTCCTCACACCTATGCACATACTCTTCTACAGTTAGGTTTTCCCAATCATCTACAGGAGGCTTAGGTACACCAAACTCTTCTCCCCAATCAGCTAAGCCATGCATAATACGATTAGGCTCTAAGTACCAACTGAGGGCTAACGTATCAACTATCTTTGCTGTAATGGTGATGGACAAGAGGCGTTCTAAGTGGGGGATGTCAAATCTGGTGATATTGTGACCCACTAAGACTTCCGCACTAAGTAGGAATTTCCGCATATCAGCATAGGCTACTGCTGTCTGAATACCCGATACCCCACTCCTTTTATTGTAAGACAGGCACCACAACTTAGTAGGAGTAAGTCCGTCACACTCCACATCAAACACTGCAATTCTCATACCCCCTCCAAGTAGTGTATGGCCGATACCAGCCTACCTACATCATCCTCAAAAGATCCAAGGCCTATGTTACACCCGTGACACAGCAGCCCCCTGACCTTACCTGTTGAGTGGCAATGGTCGATACAGAAATAATTATTTTTACGTCCAGATGTCCTAGGGTTAGTGCTACCACAAATCTTACAGGCTCCCCCTTGATCTACTAACATCCTTTCGTAATCTGACTCCTCAATACCATACCGCTTCATTAGGTTGTGCTTCCTTGAGGCCTTGTGATGGGACGCCCTAGTCTCTGTGCAAGAGTGGTATCTATGAAGGTTCCTACTGTTTACACAGACCTTACAATGAGACCTCTTACCACTTTTAGTGTCTCTCCTGTTGTGAAAGGAGTTAAGTGGCTTAGACTCTCCACACTTACTACAAGTCTTCATACTAGTCCCTCACCAAGTGCCCATACTTCTCTCGGCACAACTCCTTAAAATCCCTTATTGCTGAGTAGGTGGATAGGTTGCTGTTATTTAACACCATACATATCTCTTCAGGTTTGTTCCCCATGACAAAGTATAGCCACAATATCTGCCTAGTGTTACCACTCTTAGCCTCAATCTCCCCCAATATCTTAGCTTCAAGCTCTGTATCAGAAGGACAACGGTCATCAATGGTAGGCTCATGCTCACTATCATGCATCATAGCCCCATCCCTCTTCTCTCTAAGCATATCTCTTAGACAGTTGTTGAGAATGGAGGTAAGCCAATTTGAGAGGCTAATGTATGTTGGGTTGAATGAGTCTTTGTATAACAGGGCACGATAGAAACCTTCCTGTACGACATCTTCTACATCATTCTCACCAGCTCGGCTCTTATATATACGCACTAAGTCATCAAACTTAGCAGTGTATAGTTCCTCTATCTGCTCTGTTACGTTCATATTAAGCCTCGTTAAATAGTGATGTGTTAGCGTCCCAGTAGATTGGGAAGCGTCCTGTTTGTCCAAACTCTCTATCTTCTAGCAATACTAGCTGTCTCATGTTCTTCTCCTCTAAGCTTAGGTCAGGGCTCTTGTCTCCCTCTAAGCCTATCATTAAGTTACAACTTCTCATCATAGCCCTACTTCCTGCAAACTGAGAAGACAATACAGCACCACCATGCTCATGGTCATCACCTTGTGTTGGTGCCTTCAAGTGGCAGAAGATGAAGATGACAACGTTTAGATCTAGTGCCATAGATGCTAACTCTTGAGCATACTCTTGTAGCTTGACGTTAGCATCAGCACTAGCCATTCCGTTAGTTAAGTTCGTAATTGGATCTATGAAGATTGCCTTAGCTCCCCATGAGACAGCAGAGTAGATGTCTGCCTTGAGGGTTTCAAAGCCTAGGTGCTGAAATAGGTTCACCATTGCTAGCTTACCTTCCATCATCTTGCCAGCCCTATCATAAGCATCATAGTCAAACTCAATCTTAGGGTCATGGAAGACATGCCCTTCCATCTTACCAGCCAAGAGCTTGTACGTCTTCTTATTAGCTTCTTCAGGCTTAGCCATAAACACCTGTGTGCCGTGATTCTTGATGAAGTGGGCACCTAAAGCATTAAGCAGCTCACTCTTTCCCATCTTAACACCGGCACCAATGTAGATAGTTTCTCCAAAGCGTATGCCTCTAGTGGTGTCATTTAAGTGCTCCCAAGGCCATGTAAGCTCGCCATACTTAGCTTGCTCTCTAGCTTCCTCATGTAAATCTTCTCCATACACTAGGCTAGTGTTCTTAGGCTTAGTAGCATTAAACTGTGTAGCAGCAAATGCAGCCTTTCCCACTCCCTCTAATATACATGCGTTAGCATCCTTAGCAGGGAGTGTGATTACGGTAGCGTCTGGAACAACTGTGCAAGCAGCTTCGATAGCCTTGTCTCCTGCTTCATCATGGTCGAAGCAGAAACTAATTTCTTTAAAGTGTTTGCGAATTTTAGGCATGAGCTTAGCAAGGTCTTTCCCAGCAGAGCCAGCACCATGAGGCAAACTACAAACAGCAGGCATGTAGTCAACATAAGACTCTTTAGTAAACCGCTGCAATATTGTGTATAGGGCAACAGCATCTAACTCCCCCTCTGTAATGATGAGACGCTTAGCACCTGTAGCCTTAGCTTGCTCCCAACCAAAGAGGTCAACGTCCTTTTGGTCTCCAACAGACCAAAGTCTTTTACTCTCAATAAGTCTGCACTTATATGCCTTAAGCTCTCCATCTAATGTGTATGGGTAGTAGTGGAAGGTGGGTGGGTTGTCAGCTCCGTTAGTGAAGCCTATCTTTATGCCATAGTGGGCAAGAGCCTTAGCTCTTAGTTTCCTGTCAGGCAGGTCTACAGCCTTACACTCACCTATTTCCTCTAGTTCCTCTTCTATTTCCTCCTTAGTTTTAGTTAGGCGTTTAGCTTTAGGTATGTCATCTATTGTCTTGCCTTTCCCCAAGGGATCTGGAACATACGAACTACAGGAGAAACAGTAGCCTGTTAGCATACCGTCCTCCTCGAAGACTTGAAGTCCGTTCCTCGACCCACATGAGTGGCTAATCTTAGTCACACATTGGCTCAAAATATTTTCTCCTGTTAATTGTCTGTCTCAGCATCTCATTATATCTCCATACACCTCTCATGGTAACAGGATTCGCACAAGGAAACTGGCACATCCTCTTCAAGAATCTCCCAAGCATAAGGGCAGAAGGTATCCATTACATCTTCCTTATCTTCTCCGCAGTCATCACAAACCATATCATAACACCTCTGCTAAGTCAAGCTTCTCATAACCGTCAGGCTTCAACACTTTCCCATCCTCACGCTTAACAAGCTTACCATCAACACACTTAGACATATTGTTAGCATGTAGGGCGTCCCAACATTCCTTAGCTTTGTCTGCACCTATGGTTACGTTGAGGTATTGAGCTGTTACGTACATTAGGTCTAAGGCTTCTTTAATCGCTTCGCTGTCGTTGTACTCCCCCAAGTAAGAGTCTGTGTTGATAAACTCACAATATTCCTCCTCAACTAAGTTAAAAGCTAGCTGCTCTGAGGGGGCAGTCCCCACCTCCACATCACCAGCCTGTAGAAATTCCATTTGGTCGTGGAAGACAGAGCTTCCCTCGTGGAAGACGTTCATACATCACCTCCTGTCAATACTGCCCATGATTCAGGGAAGAGGGGCGCACAAACATCCAAACATTTAAGAGCTACATCTTGATGCTCTAGTTGGGTGCCGTTTCCCTTGCGGATATTGATGTAGTGGACAAGAGAGCGCACATTAAAATTAACGTACATGCAGCTCATTGTCAGGCCCTCTGGCATTAACACCCTCACCACTTCCTTAGCAGCACCACGTTCCCTCCATTTCTTTTGTTTGGACTTCACCAAGGAGATTACTTCCTCTTGATCCTCCTCCCACTCCAAGTTAAAAGCAATATCTTCTGACCTTACACTGTTCTGCCTATTCTTCTCATCTTGCATACGTAGCTCACGCAGGCAGAACATACTATCAACTACATCGGCATAGCGTTGACTAAACTCTTGAAAGGCACCAGACCTATGCCTCAATACCTGCCTACTAATATCCCTTGGAGCCCTAATTTCCAATACCACGTTGACCATCTCAAATACTGACCAATGACCATGTTTAGCACAGTATTGTAATAGTTTGTCAGATGTGGCGAAGTTTGTTTGATTGTTTGGGTTGGAGACTCTGGCACAATAGGACATGATGCCCTCCCCGTTTGGTATGAAGTCTACCAATGGCTGTGTCATTGCTATTGGCTTAACTTGTATAGCTTTCAACATACTTCTCCTTAAATAGTTGGTAGTCTTTCTCTGTTGTGTAATGTTTAATTACTTTCCGTAGTGCGTCCTTCAACTCCCAGCTGTCTGAATAACTATAGCAGCTAATCAAATCTTCAACAATAATTTCATCTAAAGCATCAGGCTTTAGACTTTCATATAGGCTTGTCATATCTCCACCTCATCTATATAAAAGTCCCCTTGGTCGTACCTTCCATACTTACCAAGATACGCTTCGGCCTCTTCCTTAGTGGCAAAGACATCTACAAAGATTCCACCAGCATCATAGCAAGCTTTACTGTCATCTATTACAACATAAACTTTCATACATCCTCCCCATTGATATGTTTCTCAACTAATGTAGCATAGCCAGCTATGTCCCTCCAACTATCATCATAATTAGGATCACCATTAACTATCCTAGCTATCTTATGACATATCATCGTAAGAGCCTCTCTGTGTACATGTGAGAGGGTTTTATCATTCATCAAGGCGTGCATATGTATGGAGGAGAAAAGCTTCTGAGAGAGCTCTGAGTGCTTCTCAAACGTACCATACCTATTGCCTCGTTGTTCTAATGTCTCGTCTATGGCCACGTTAGTAGTTTCCCCAGCGTCATTAGTGCTCATAATATTTTCTCCTAATAATTGTCTCTGTCAGCATTCTTTATCTCATCTTCCTCGTCTACATCTTCCTCTTCTTCAGGCTCTTCAGGTTCTTCATAGAATGGAGAGTTAGGATGCCAGTCATAGTCTCTTATATCGTCCGGATAGTTCATTAGCACATACCTACAGCTAGCTTATCATCTTCTTCAAAGGGACTATCACCCACCTTGTCCCACTCTCTCTCTATTTCATAAGTATCAATACCACACTCATCAAGGAAGTTAGCCACCTTATCAGGATTGTCCTCAACATATGCTATTAGTCTGTCATAGTCAGACATATACACAGAGTCTTGCTGATAGTTCCACCAGCCTGTCATCTGCTCACCATAGTCCCCAGGTGTGCGCTTAGTAGAAAGAGAGGAATAGTCCACTTTGATTAGTCTGTCTACTAGCTTCTCAACATAAGCCTTGTCTACAATTTCCTTATATGTATGTTGGTGCTCATAACCAGCAGCTATGTTGACATTCTCAGGGATGATGTCAGCAAACTCACTCACATCAGTATATACACCCATGTGAGAGGCTCTTTGTCCCAACCCTATAGCTTCCCCTAGCTCATTGCAGAAGTCTTCACTAGCGCACTCTCCGTAGCTCTGAGAGGCAATTATCTCATCAGTCCCTGCCCTATCCACTTCAATGGACATAAGAAAGCCTTCTAGCTTCTCTGGTGTAGACTTAGCTATATAACTAGCACCAATGCCTCCCTTCTCTTCTCCTCTTGTGAACAGATAGGTGCCACCCACACCAGCCTCCATCATACGTAAGTTAGCATAGATGCCTACACCATCATCAGCACCTAGACAGCCATGCATAACATCAGCAGCATCAAGGCTAATGATATTCCCAGTAAGCTTAGGCTCTATCATTCCCTCACGTTGGTGGCATGTGTCAATGTGTGCTACAAATAAGTAGGGAGCTGTCAACTTATCCTCAACAGTGGCCCATATATTACCAGCACCATCCATCTCAGGTGTGTAGCCCAACTCAGCTATCATTGGTATTAGATAGCTGTTGATGAAGAGAGCTTCAGTAACACTCTCATGTTTTCTCGTATAGCGTAATATTTCTAATAAAGATATGTTCATGCTGCTTCCTCTTCTCCTAGCCATTCATGTAAGGGTGTACCGTCAATAGTCTCTACGTTGTTGTTCTCTATGCAGTCTGAGAGGTTTTCTTCCACCACTATGCAGGGATAGTTTCGGCCCACAAACCTCACTTCATAGGTGGTAGTACCGTACATATACCACCTGCACGACCACTCACACCATACAGCATCATTCACATGCACATACTCATCATCATCTTCCAAGTAGGCCAAGTTTTCAATGTGATGGTATTCTCCACCCACTTCCCTATAATCCTCCTCAAAGCAACTTTCACAGACAGTGTCCCCTTCATACGTATGTGTTGGCTCGCCTTCCCTGTCGTTACTACAGCAGCTACAATAGAAGGTTTCAACCATTTCCCTCCCTGTTTCATAACTGCCTTCAATATCACCACACACATCAACTACTAAGTAGGAACCCTGTTCATCAACTCTCTGTGTGTTGCCATCAACATAGGGAACCAACCTGTCTCCTTCAAAATATTTAATGGAGAGTTTGAGTCCCCCCATACCATCATCTCGGTAGAGTCCCAACTCTTCAAACCTACTATCACGCCCACCACAACCATAAGAGGTGCTGTATTGCACCTCCTGCACAGCATCTGGCAAGTGTATACCAACTATAGCCCTAGCTACATGACGTTTCTTCTTCTTGTCATATAGCAGAGCTAAGGCTGCATTGGGACTATCTTCATATGCTAATGTTGGGTGGTGTGTGTCTGGTAGGCCATAGTCACTACTGTGCTTAGACATGCAGCTAGTAAGGCTCTCATCTCTAGCCATCATTCGGTAGAGTTCAGGAATGTAGTGAGTGGCAAAGTGTAGCTCCACCTCATCTCCTTTTATTGGGTGGTGCTGGCACATATAGGTGACAAACTTCTCACCAAATATTTTGCCTAACACTCTACTAGGCTTACCACTCAGATGTAGGAAATATCCCGGAACAGGGTGGTTGTATATCCAAAGGGAGAGCCCCCCATCTTCACTAGAGAGCTTCATGAATGTCTTACTAGGAGTGTTATAGTAGTGATCTCCCAAACACTTACCACCACTAGCCAGCCTCCCTATCCAATGCTTAGCAATTAGTAGCCAATCTTCTTTTGTCTCAGCCAATTCAATAGCTTCATGCATTTCCTCCACACTTCTAGCCATATCAAAAGGCATAGCCTTTAGTGTCTCCCTTATGCTGTCGGTAATTGCTCTCAAATCACAGGCTGTCTTCACTGTCTTTGGAGACAATGATGTGCGCTCAAACACCTCCTTGGTGTCTTTCTTTACTTGTGCATATATTTGTTCTTCAGTTGCTCTAAATTCCATAGCTCTATCCTCATGCCTTGCTAATAGAGAACCCGTTGTTCTCTAGTGTTTTGATAGCTGCTATCTGTGCTGCTAACTGTGCCAGTTGCAATGTAGACTCTTCTTCAATACGTTTCTTCTCTGCTTCAAGTGTAGCAAGGGCACTGCAATGACTCTTCTGCACTACTTTACTGACATGAGTGGCCCCATCAGTGTTGTTGTACAGTCCGAGGTTATATTGATTTCTCCAAGTTCTAATAGTTATCTGGGAAACTCCAATAATTTCAGCAAACTTCTTTATGGGAATCCCATCGCCACTTTTCCAAGTGTTCTCAAGAACAGTAATTGCATCCCTCTTGGCTGGGATTGAGTAGACAAGGTGCTTAACACCTTTGTTTAGTTCTCGGTATTGCTCAAAATACTCTGCACACTCTTCCACAGTTTCAATTTTCACAGTAATTTCCCCACATAAGATAAAAGATTATGAGAAGAACTATAAGCATAGCTCTTCTTCTAAGCTTCTCTAAGGCTATCTAAGCCTCTCCCTGTACATTGCCCTAGCTAAACAGAGAAAGCCCCTTAGAGCACGTCTAAGAGGCCTTCTCGTTAATGTTTATAGCTCCTTACGTATAAAATATTTTCTAGTGTAAATAGGTGCAATCAGCATCTCTTTATTAACCTAGCACTGCCCCGCTGGTAGTAGTAGAGATGGCATATCAAGCTTGTTACACATTCTAACGTGCATCTTCCCCCAATATGCTAGATGACTACGCTTAAAACTATTGTTATAACGCTCTGCACTGCGGTAGTACACTGCTAAATTCATACTTCTCATACCTACTCTCCTATCATTTCGATAGAGCCTGCTAATACAAAGAAGGCCATCATTATAACTAACACTAACAAATCATGCTTATTCATAGCATGCCCTCATAACGCTTATATGTTTCTAATGCCGACATAGCTTCCCGTTTGGTATGGTAACGCTCAATCATAATGTCATTAAGACACACATCCCAATATAGCTTACTTGCACTTCTCTGAATAAAAAGCATATTATTCCCCCTTAACCCGATCGTGACTGGGAAAC